TATACGCGGTAGTGAAGTAGAGAACAGGTTGTACAAGATGCTGCAAGGCAATATAACAAACCACACAAAGATAATAGATTTATATCGTCAAGAAATATCAGAAAGTGTTTGACTTTGTCAAAGGTTGTGATATAGTGACTACGGTATAAAACAAGAAGGAGATTAAAATGTTAGATAGTGAAGTAGATATTAACAAGCTAGTAAAGGTATACCTAAAGATTCGTAATGCTATAGATGAAAAGGAAGCGCAGCATAAAGAAGAGCTAGTAACATTAAAAGAGCAGTTTGGTATTGTCGGGCAAAGCCTCTTGAACTTATGTAAGGAGCAGAACCTAGACAGTATCAGAACGCCAGTAGGGACAGTCTCTCGTAGGATTTCTACACGGTATTGGACGAGTGATTGGGATTCGATGTATCGGTTCATATCAGAACATGATGCACCTTTCTTACTGGAGCAAAGAATCCACGGGACGAATATGAAGGAGTTCCTAGAAAGCAATCCCGAAGCGTTCCCTATGGGTATGCAAGCAGACCGTAGTTACACCGTACAAGTTCGTAAGCCTAATAAAATATAAGGAGCAACAAATGAGCAATATAGCTATTTTTAAACAAGACGGTGCTGCCGTTTCTACCAAGAGAGAACTCAGTGATTTTGCTAAGACATTTGAATCAGCCACTAACGCCAGTACTTCACGCCGTATACAAACCAACACTAACGGTACATTCAAGCGTCTAGTAAACGGCAAGCAAATTGGCGATGCCATACGTGGTGAGATCAACGTAATCATTGTGTACGCACTGCCCAAGGTATCTCGCATCTACTATAAAGAGAAATTCGATCCTGCTAAAGAAGCTACCCTACCTAACTGCTGGTCTAACTTAGGTGATAAGCCCGAGGAAGCTGCATCAGATAAACAGCATACCAACTGTGCTGACTGCCCAATGAACATAGCTGGCTCTGGTGAAACCGAGAAGAGCAGGGCTTGCAGGTTCCAACGCCGTATCTCTGTGCTAGTTGAGAACGACGGCCCGGGCGATGTGTATCAGTTCAACATCCCTGCTAAGTCTATCTTCGGTAAGGGTACAGGCAACGTGCACCCCTTCGAGAGCTATATCAAGTTCCTGCTTGCTAACGGTGAATCACCTGACAATGTGGTTACCAACATAAGCTACGACTTGAACGCAGACTCGATGGAGCTTATGTTTACGCCACTACGAGGCATAACCGATGAAGAATATGCACTGGTTAAAGCAGCCCAAGCTAGGCCTGAAACCCAGATGTATACTAAGATCACTGTTGCTCAAGCTGACAAGGTAACTAAGCAGCCGATTGCAATAGAGCAAAAACCTAAGATAGCCCGTTCTGATGAGCCCGACGAAGAAGATGCTGAAGTAATCGAAGAGCCTATCAAGCGTCCGGCTAAGAAGGTAGTAGTACCCCCGCAGGATAAGCAGTCACTAGCAGATGTAGTTGATGATTGGAGCAAGGACTAATAACTATGAGTACCGGCTACAGTGCTAGGATTATCCAACAAAATAGCAAAGCCGATAAGTCCCGTCTTGGTGTGCGTCTAGGTAAGGCGTGCATCAAGCGGAACATCCCGGTGGCTATAGTAGCTACTAGCTTAGGGGTTAGTCGGCAGACCATTTACAACTGGTTTATCGGGACTTCTGATCCGCTAAACTTCATGGTTTCTACGATCAAAGATTTCATAGCCTCAACCAATAAGTAGTTTTCACAGCCCACAAGAGAGCATAAGGGGGTAACTCCCTCTTTTTTTGACTATGACAGATAATGACCTTCTGAGTATTGTCCAGCCATCCGATGGATGGTTTGCAGTGCTTGGTATAAAGGGTAAGGACAATGTCAGGCAAGAGCTTGTAGAGACAAGGGAGGAAGTGGATGCAGTAGTAGCAAAGTTTGTAGCCCAGAAACGTAACGTGTACTTCGGCGTAGCTAAGTTTGAGACTAATAAAAATAGGTTCAAGGAGAACGTCAAAGCACTAAAAGCGTTTTGGTTGGATATTGATTGCGGGGAGAGTAAGGCTGAGATCAACCCCAAAACTGGTAGGCCAGATGGTTACATAGACCAGACTACAGGGCTTAATGAACTAAAGCGTTTCTGCAAGATAATAGGGTTACCAAAACCACTGATTGTTAATTCGGGACGGGGTATACATGTGTACTGGCCCCTTACTGAATCCGTAACAAGAGAGGAGTGGGAGCCTGTAGCAGAACGACTAAGAGCACTTTGCGTAATCCATAACTTCCACATAGACGGGAAAGTATTTGAAGTAGCCCGTGTGCTTAGAATCCCCGGAACCTATAACTTTAAAGATGAACCGCCTGAGAGAGTAGACGTAATTGGCTATGCTCCGCCGATAGAATTTGAAACGCTAAAGAACTTACTCGGAGTACAAGAGAGGTCTGAAGTACCCCCTAAGCGCGAACTAACCGAACTGGCTAAGTCCATGATGGACAGCACCATATCTAAGTTCAGCAAGATTATGATCCGCAGTGCTAGTGGTACGGGGTGTGCACAGTTACTTGATTGCTACGAGAACAGGGAATCGTTATCAGAGCCACGATGGTTTGATGCGTTATCCATAGCTAAGTTTTGTGTAGATAAAGACAAAGCGATTCATAAGTTATCACAAGGGCATCAAGACTACGACCCGATTACTACTGAGCAAAAGATAGCGCACATAGGTGGGCCTCATAGTTGTGCGGAGTTTGACAAGTCTAACCCCGGTGGGTGTGAAGGTTGCCCACACAAGGGGAAGATCAAGACTCCTATACAGTTAGGCAAAGAGATAGTTGAGGCCACCGAAGCAGAGAACACCGTAACAGTAACCTCTGAAGATACAGAGGAAGAAGTGGAAGTGCATAAGATTCCTAAGTACCCCAGTCCTTACTTTAGGGGTAAGTCAGGCGGCGTCTACTTAGCACCTGCTGATAAAGAAGTGGAACCAATACGGGTATACGAGCATGACCTGTATGTAGTAAAGCGTATGCGTGATCCTGTCTTGGGGGACGTAGTAGTAATGAAGCTGCACTTACCTCGAGATGGGGTTAAGCAGTTTGTAATACCTAATACAGCAGTTACAGACAAGAATGAACTTCGTAAGGTGCTATCTAGCTTCGGCGTTGTATCTAACCTGAAGCAGTTTGGGTACCTAACCGATTTCATCCTACTATCAATCAGAGAACTACAATTTAAAAGGAAGGCAGAACTCATGAGATTACAATTTGGATGGGCAGACAACGATAGCAAGTTCATTATTGGGGATCGGGAGATAACCCGTGACGGTATATTCCACAGTCCCCCTTCGTCAACTACAGCAAACATAGCCGCTGAGTTACAACCCGCAGGTACACTAGCGAAGTGGAAGGAAGTATTCAACCTGTACGGCAGACCGGGGCTAGAGCTTCATGCCTTTGCTGCGCTGACTGCGTTTGGTTCGCCTCTACTCAAGTTCTTAAAGCAGAACGGGGCAATCATCAACGTAATAAACACTAAGTCTGGTACTGGTAAAACTACTATTCTACATATGTGCAACAGTGTGTACGGCAACCCTGAGAGACTAGGTTCTATGTGGAGTGACACTCTCAATGCTAAGATCATGCGGTTAGGGGTGATGAACAACCTACCTAACACGGTAGATGAAATGACCAACATGACTCCGGCTGACTTCTCTACCCTAGCATATAGCATGTCTCAGGGGCGGGGTAAGGATAGGGTTAAGGCATCAACTAACGAGCTGCGTCTTAACTTAACCTCATGGCAATCTATGTCTCTGGCTAGTTCTAACGCCAGTTTCGTTGAGAAGATGGCCTCGGTAAAGAACAGCGCCGATGGTGAAATGATGCGGCTAATAGAGTATAAGATAGACTTCACTGATACCTTAGATAAAGCCTACGCCAAGCAGATGTTTGACCACCAGCTAAACGAGAACTACGGGCATGCTGGAGAAATATACGCTGAGTGGCTTGTTAACAATTTAGAGGAAGCTAGGGATACTACAATTAGTATACAGGCAAAGATAGACCACGAGCTTAAGCTATCACAACGGGAGCGTATTTGGTCAGCAGCCCTAGCCGCTAACATAACAGGTGGTTTGATTGCTAAGAAACTTGAGCTACTAGATTGGGATATGAGGGCAATATACAGAGAATCAACCGCAATGCTGTTGAATATGCGGGGAGATGTAGCACCACAAACAGATAACGCGGTATTGGTTGTAGCTGACTACATTAACCGTCATATGCAAAACATCCTAGTGGTAAACAACAGTATAGATCTTAGATCTAAACTACCTTCGTTTCCTGTGCTTGAGCCTAAAGGGGAATTGCTTGTACGGTATGAGCCAGACTCTAAGAGAATGTTTATAGCTACTAAGAGCTTCAAAAACGACTGTGTAAAGCTACAGATTAACTATAAAGAAACGTATAGCCAGTTGAAAAAGAACGGGATAATAGTAGGTTCTGAAACTAAGCGGCTATCTAAGGGTATGAAAGTAGTAGCCCCGGGGGTAAACTGCATAGTACTTAACTGTGACAACCCTGATTTCATAGGTTTAGAGGGTTTAGTTCCTGCTGAGGTTGAAGATGTTGGTGGACAGAGTTAGTTACGACGTTAAGTGGAAGAAGTTTAGGAGGGGGTATTCAATCTTTATCCCTTGCCTAAATTGCGCTAATGCTAAGCTAGAACTACTCGGTACTACGAAGAGGTTGAAGATAAAGGTACTAACGAAGGTTGTTATTGAAGGCGGTATACGGGGTTTAAGAATCTGGAGAATGTGATATACTACAAATCTTGGTAGTGCCCTTTGCCCCCCGACTAAACACCGGGGGGTTTTTTCTTAGTCCTCTGCGCCTTCAGTTACAAACCTACGGGTAGCCTTAGTAGTTTGCACACCTTCTATCGTGCCTCTCTCCCGTTTGCGCTGCTCTTTAACTGCTTGTGTCAGGTTAGTAATAGGTTGTGGCTTGATCCCGTTCCGTCTCTTTGAATCTTGCAACGCCCTAAATTCATCCCTAAGCCTATACATTTCTTCTGAGTCGCCATCCTTATATGCTTTAGTGTAACGGTGGGTAATCTCTGAAGTACGATTCTTGTAGTACTTATCAAACTCAATTACTTGCCCAGTGCGTTTCTGTATGTCGGCAACCTTACCAGTACGCAACCCTAGTGCCTGTGCTAGTACTATAAGACCAGTAAACTCCTCAGGGCCCATCAGTAAATCACGCTTGCTGTTAGTGTATCCTTCTGAGGATAGGCGGTATGACTGTGCAGCCTTAGAGAATCCCGACGGTAGCATCTTCTCGAGGCCCTTGTAGTAGTCACCCTTCATCATCAAGTTAACACCATCTGCACCATTATTAACAGTACCACCTATGAACGAACCCATTAACCCTAGAACCGCAGCTTCGTATCCACCCCTCTCGGCTAGGTTAACATCTGTAAAGGGTAGTATGCTCAGCATGTTCTGGGCACCCAGCATACCTGTTAGGTCTAACCCTACTAATGACGGAGCGCCATGCCATAACAGCTTGGCTATTTCTTTATTCCCACCTGCTACATTCTCGGTAAACCACCGTTCAGCATTAACTGGCTCATCATCTTCACCAAGTGCAGCGGCGGCTAAGTAGCCTATTATTGCCATAGCAGGTAGACCTTGTACACCAGTCATAACCCCGTAGTGAGCCAGAGTCCATGCAAGGGCTCTTCTTGCAGCGGCTTTTTGCACCGCATCTTTACCAATCATCGAGGTAGTTGCCAAACGTATAATCAAGGACGCTTGGATGAACTGGAACTTACGGAACTGCAATATTAGGTTACCTGCACCCTTTGGAACCATAGACCAAAGTCTTGGGGCGTTAGTAGCAGAGTAATTACCATGTGTAGTATTGATAACATGGGATGCTTCAATTTCACCCTTTGGCCCACCGCCTACTAACCTATATGAAGCTAATGCAGTGGTAACCCGGTTGATTGTTTCTACTTGCCGCACCAATGTGTTCATCTTGTGCATGGCTTCAACTATTGGGCCAGTCATACCACCACGTGATTCCCAGTACCCTAAGTCTCTAGAAATACCTACGTCTAGAATACCTTGATCTTTGAGCCTCTTAAGCATGTCCTTTTCTTCTCGCGTTATCGGAAGGGAATCAATATCAAACTTGCCGGAAGTAAATCCTTTAAGGAACCCTTCTTTGCCAAACGCAGGCGCAAGCTGACCATACGCTTCCGTTAAAGCCTTAACTGCCTTCATCTCTCCAACCTTCTCATGCCTACCCATAACAGGTATTGACATCATCCAAGGCTGGGTCAAATTCTGGAAGAAGTAAGCGGGCTTAGTTAGCAGTGTCCAGATAGAGTTGAACTGCATTAACTTATCTTGTATCGGAGTCTCGATATACTGCATACCTAGTGAGTGGCGGGTAAGTATCTCGTTCAGCGCACGTATCTTTGTATCCCTACTACCATCTTCCTTCTTTGCTTGCCCACGCATTTTCTCAATTACATCAGTGATCTTACCGTTGTTTTGTAAGGCAGCAATAAAGTGTGCATCCGCTTTGCCCTTAGATACAAACGCCCGGATCATATCCTCAGAAGCACCTTCAACATTCTCCCGTTTCAGATTATGCTTACGAGCTGAAGTCTCCGCTAGTGTAGTTAGATACAAGTCTGTTAGTAGCTGGTCTATATGTTTTCTAGCCTTTGATGCGGCTTTTGGGTCTAGTGCGTACTTACCACCCATAGACTCTTCCTCTCTAACCATAGTCTTTAGTCTACGGAACGCACTCCACGGCGCTTCAGTAACACCAGTAGCCTGAGTCTCTTTAGCAGAGGCTGTTGTACTCCATCCAGCATTTGGGTACTTCTCATTCAGCTCTTTCTCCATTGATCTAGCTCTGTACTTTGCAGAACCAAGACTATCAGAGAACTCAACAGCGTAATGCTCTGCGTCCCCCCTATGGTTTCTTAGCCATTCGTAATTTTCATTACGCTCATTGTCCACGTACTCTTTAGACTTAGCTATAGTAACGAAATTACCGAACCGCGCTAATGGAGCATATGGCCCCTGCAGCTCACCCCCTGAGTACATGTTAATGATATTGGCCCGCCGTGCATTAATCTCCACAGCTTCTTTTTTGGACGCCCCTTCAAGCTCTTGCTTAAACGCAGCCTCTGTCTCCTCAGTAACTAGCCGTTGCCTCTCCTTTCTAGACTCACTACCATGCTTAAATATATCCTTCGCTACTTGCTGAGCCTCGGGGGTTAGTTCGTTAAACTTCGCTTCCATGTCTGGGTCTACTACAGCAGCACCAGTCCACTCAGGGTCAACAAACCCCCACTTCTGTTTACGAGTGGATTCTTTTAAGAATGAGTTTAGTTTAGCTAAGTCTTTAACTTGATAGGCACGGGAGGTGATCGCGTCTATTTCCCCCTCGTAGTGAGTACGAACTGCTTCTTTGGCTTCCATCATTTTGAAGTAGTCTCTAGCCGAAGGTATTATGTCGCCTATCATGTCTGCTAAGTCACGACCAAAGGCTAAAGCATACCCAGTCCTAGTGCCCCAGTCTTTGGCGGTAACTACGGTATTGAATAGGGCACTCTTAATCCCCTTGGGCATATTGGGGATGTCAAATATCCTATCTTCTATAGACTTGTTAGACTTGGGCATCTCCATATTAACTTCTGGTTTCTCGTCGTATGGGATCTCGTCAGCTAAGTCCTTCTGACTATATACAGTCTTAGCCCCAGTTTCCCCAGCAGCTTTCTGGCCCCCCTTAACGACGAAGTCCTTAGCCCTACCAAGCAACTCATTAACTTCTTTGTCTGTTGGGTTAGTGATACCTAGGCGCTGCAAGAACTGACGCACAATATTCTTTAGTTGCTGCCACACAGACTGTACTGCTCTGTCACCTTGCATATCAGCAAGTGCTTCTTCGACTGCCGTAGCCTTATCTAGTCCCTGCTTGATCTTCGCATTAGCTGCTCTTTGTACCGTTGGGTTTTGATCGTAGATACGGTTCATCGTCTTGGCATAATCACCGCCCAACA